GCGAACCATAATTCAAAAATGGGTTTTCGATCGCTTCAATAGTGAATAATTTATTCATCTGTTCATTAAAATAATTGGATGACTGCAAATATTCTATATCATCAGACACGTCGAATTTGAAATCCATTTTCATCGATAAAAAAGACCCGTAGTAATCAGTTGCGTGAATAAATGAATGATTATGTAAGAGTTGACTTGTAAGATAATAGAAAAAATTGTCGACGTAGGCTGCGTTATTTGGATCCATATATTTCGGTATAATTTTGTCATTATTAGACAGCCTGGGTAGGTTTGGTATAGCAGACATATCATCTTTATATTTACCAACCATATAGCGGATTGGGTCCAATAGAGGAGAATATTTAATAAAGATATTTTTTTCTAAAGTATTTTGATTGATTGTATCAAAAACATATTGTGGATTCACGATCTGATATCGATGATTCAAAGTAAGTCTGTTATAATTATTTTCATTTAAATTGAATAATTCTCGATAAAGTGGGTGATAGTATTGTATATTATAAATGCCATATTCATCATATGTTTCGTTATTTTGAATAACTGTTATATTTTCGTCTATTATTTTGGGAAGTTTATGATAATGGAGTTCGAATTTAGGCATATCAAACTATTTAAATCAATATAAGAGGTGTTCATATTTTTCTTCTTAGTTTTGAACTAATATAACTAAAATATCTTATCAATACTATCACGTTTGATAGTGGGTTTATTAATATATCATTATTATATTAATAAATTTACTATGACATTAGAAATGAAAAAATTTAATATGCGCGAAATTACATTCAAGCCAGATGAAAATAAAGGGCCAGTGATTGTAATGATAGGTCGCCGTGATACCGGCAAATCTTTCTTAGTAAGAGATCTATTGTATTATCACCAAGACATACCAATCGGAACCGTTATTTCAGGAACAGAGGCTGGAAATGGGTTTTATGCTGCTCACGTACCTAAATTGTTTATTCACGAAGAGTATAATACAGTATTAATTGAAAATATATTAAGAAGGCAAAAGACAGTATTGAAACAGATAAATAAAGAAATAAATGTCTATAAAAAAACATCAATTGATCCCAGAGCGTTTGTAATATTAGATGATTGTTTGTATGATCAATCATGGACACGAGATAAAATGATGCGTTTATTGTTCATGAATGGTCGTCATTGGAAGATAATGTTGATTATTACAATGCAATACCCATTAGGTATACCACCCAATTTAAGAACAAACATAGATTATGTATTCATTTTGCGAGAACCATATTTAACCAATAGAAAAAGAATATGGGAAAATTATGCTAGTATGTTTCCAACATTAGAAGCGTTTTGTGCGGTTATGGATCAAACAACGGAAAATTACGAGTGCTTGGTTATCAATAACAACGCAAAATCCAATAAGTTGAATGACCAAATTTATTGGTATAAGGCGGAAAAACATCCTGATTTTAAATTAGGCTCACGTGAATTTTGGGAAATTTCTAAAAATATGGGATCAGACGATGAAGATGAAGCATATGATCCAAATAAATCTAAAAAAAAAACGACTACGATTAATGTAAAAAAATCAAAATGGTAAAATTATTTTTTACATTTACAAATTCGTCTAGCATATGAAGATTGGATAGGTTCGCCACAACAATGGCAAAATGGTTGGGCATCTAATGTAAACGATTTAACATCTACCTCAAATTTATAACCCAATCCAGTTTCACGATCCCAATATTTGCTATAATATTCATGCGTATATTGTGTGCTCCATAAATATTGTTTACTGTTTGATGCATATCTTGAATTTTTTATGGCACAAACAATACCCTTGTTATTGCAGAGTTTCCGTCTTCTTTCTAACCAGGTTTCCCTGCTTATGAATATATGACTAAATATATCTTCAACTATACTTGACCCAGGAAAAACCGTTTTTAAAATTGCCTGAGTTTTAATAATGTGGTCATAAGAGTCATCCTCGACCATATAATATTTTATTATACATTTTCTTCGTGTAATTGTATCTGTGAAATAACGTCATTTATTACGGATTCGATGATAGCGGTATTGCTATCTTGACTGGAATGAAGGTGGTCATCCGGATCGAAAAATACATCCATCGCAAGATCCACGTCGCTTGCATCACTATCGTTATCGCTATTATTCGATGTATCCATTGCAAGTGTATTTACTGTTGAAAATGATTGGTTTACTTCATTGTCTTGATACAAATTACTATCTGGTTCTGACATTTCATTGCCTACTCCATTTTGGGTTTCCAGTATTCTATGATAATTTGCGACTGCATCTTGACTAACTGATAACACATAACCTTGGTCATCTCTTTGAATTGTGATTGGTACATCGTACCGATTTGTATAATGAGCATTTTCTTTAGCATAGCTTTCGATGTCATTTTTATATTTCAATACAAAGTCTTCCTCTTTTTTACTATATTGTATGTGCGTGTTTTGTCGGTCAACATCATATTGGTATGGAGGAACAAAAGAAGAACAATCCGTGTGGTATTGAATATATTTTTTTTTATTCATATCCAAATTCATTTCACGATAAATAGATCTTCGTCCAAACATCTTATTTTGGATAGCAAACGTTTTCAATAAAGATTTATAATATATCTTATATGAAGTTTTCAATCCAGCGTTTAATGAATACATACTTTTGTAATAATATTTTACATAGGACCGAAACACATTCAATACAATATTTTTGGGAAAATTTGGATGAATGAAAATCGTTTGTGCAGGATGACAATCATTATACGTTTCTATCATTTCTAATATTGTTTCGTATATTTCGTCAACTGTGTCGGTATCAATTGATTTGCATTTTTCAGCGATGGCTTTATCACGCAGTCTAAACTCATATTGATCAATGAACGTCGCAATGGAGAAATTACATTCAAAGAATTGATGAAATACCATTGGAATATTATAATCACTTTTTTTAATGGCAAAATATATATGATACAGATGAGATTTCAGAAAAGGGAGATTATTGTAAGGATTTTTAATTGGTATGGGTTCTGCATATAACTCTTCGTTATTATGTAAACTTTTATGAATAATCTTAATTAAATCAGTATAAGTAAACCTGTATTTTGCAGTTTCGTGTAGTATTTCAATCGAATTGTTATTATTTTTATCAATCGGATTCATGTACATGTCGGTAGTACAACCAAGAGTAGATTTTTTGGTTTTGCATATTAATGCAAATTTATTCAATGCGTGATAATATTTTTGCGATAATATAAAACAACGAATATATTCATTCTTTGCATTAGTTGGTAAGAGTTGATTATTAGTAGTAGATATAAAATGCGTAAATTTTATATTTTTGTCTAGTTTTAGATAATAATCTTTTATTTGTGAATATACAACATAACTCACTACATTATTCGCATCATTAATGTTTTTTTGAAGAGTATATTCTTGGTTATATTTCATATACTCTTTGAAACTGAGATCTCTCTTTGAAAATTTGACGAATGTACTCCATACTAATTTTTCAAAAATTGTGTAAAATGCGATTGTCATTATTTAATAATAATTATATTGTTATATTTATTATTTTATCAGATTGTAATATCAATTTTTAATATCTATTCTTCTTTTTCATTCGACTCTTCCTGAATGGTAGGAATACCTTGTTTCCTTGCATTTTCCAAAATTAGATCATTGTGTAATTTAGTGGTTTCAGCATCGGACACTTCGCGGGATTCAAAGTCAATATTTTCATTAACTCCAATTAAATTTCCGTCTTCGTCTATCGTCTGGGTGAGTACATTATTATTCTGTTTTGCCTTTTCTATGTTTTCGGCAATCGCCTTTTTCTTTGTTTCGCGAATCCTCTCCTCAAATTCCTTTTTGGCTTGTTCTTCATTTTTAAGTTTTTCTTTATGAAGCGCATTCAGTTCTTCTTCAAGATGTTCTACTCTACCAGTTTTATATGCATCTGGGTCCCATGGAACCCATATTCCAACCGGACCGACGAAAATATCGTGATTCGGGTCATTTTCACGCAAAGACTTACTTTTCATTTCAGCTTCTTCTTGTGTAGGGAACACTCCACGGATTTTAAGGCCACGAACTGAAGTTTGGAAAGAATGCTCTCTACTGAATTGCTCGTTTAACTTATCTTCTTGGCGATCCATAAAATTTTTGAAGTCATCCTCTATGCCACTCTTCTTCAACTTTACTCCTTCTTCCTTTACAAATTCATTGAAATCCTCAATCAACGTATCTACCTTTAAATTATACTTATAAGCAATGAAATGGATGAACTCAAAATATCTTTCCATAGATTTAGAAAATTCCCACTGTTTTATAAATTGATCAAATAAATAGACCTCTCTTTTTTTTAAAATTTTTTCAGGCGATACGAAAGACATACACGCAAATTTTTGTCCAGCGATGGACGGATCTTCATCGCAAAGATCAATATATTTAGGGTTTTTTGCACCATCTGGTAAATTCTTTTTCTCAAAAGAAGACATTTAGCCAATATGTATTTTCTGATAATATATTTTTAAGTATTTTGTAGTAAATATTAATAAACTTTTTATATATTCATATAATATACATTCAATATGGGAGAAATGTTTGACATGAATGAAATGTTGAAGCGTGCTATCAAATATTTGATAGAAGGTTTGGCTGTAGCAATTTGCGCTATGCTCATCCCCAGAAAAGCTCTTAGTGTGGAGGAGATTATTATTATTGCATTAACCGCTGCTGCTACATTTAGCATTCTTGATGTATTTATTCCTGCGATGGGTTCAAGTGCACGAAACGGTGCTGGTATGACTCTTGGTAGTACGTTAGTTGGTGGAATCCGTCTTGTTGCATAAATGTCCAAATGTGTAAAAAAAGGACAATAACTTACATCGACCTATTTTAACCTCAAAGTTTATCTATTTTCACAACCGTGTATAGCTATACATTGGCATTGCTTAATTACTTTTTATTTCTATACATAGATAACTTGGTGTTTCCAAGTTATCTATTAGTTGGTGTAATAATTTATTGTTGCGTATTCATTGAAATACACACATA